TGCCGGTGGAGGTTGGATATCTGTTGCTCGCGGGTGAGCGTGATGCCCACCTTGCGCTCCTCCCACTTCTCGTCCTTGGCCCAACGGGAGACAGTCTGCCGGGAGACGCCCACCTTGTCGGCAATCTCCTGCTGGGTGAGGTTCTCCTTAATAAAGAGCGTGCCCGCCCATTCCTTCTTCTGCTGTAATGTCAATTCTTTCATGTCATTCTGCTTTGTTTTGAGCAAAGTTCCGAACGAAGATTGGATTTTGAAAGAAACAGCGCATCCGTTGCAAACAAATGCGCATACGTTGCACAGATGTATGGAATGGTTACACACTTTTTTGCACGGACCGCCAAACTGCGCTAACTTCGCCGAAAAAGAATGAAACGGCATGAATGTTTTTAAATCCATACTTAACGAAGACACCGCCTGTCTGCTGCTCTATGGCGAGGTGAGTGATGAGGGTGGCGACGGGAAAATCTCGAGCCGCGAGTTTGTGAGTGAGCTGTCCTACCTGGACAATGCTTACTCCCACATAGAGATACATATCAACTCGGTGGGCGGAGAGGTCTATCCCGGCATCGCCATCTTCAACGCTATCCGTAGCTGCAAGAGCGACGTCACCCTCTACGTGGACGGCATCGCGGCCAGCATCGCCGGCGTGATCACCCTCTGCGGACGCAAGGTGAAGATGAGCCAGTACGCCCGCATGATGCTGCACAGCGTGAGCTGCGGTTGCTTCGGCAACAAGAACGACCTGCGCGACGCCATCCAGACCATCGAGGGACTGGAGGACACCATCTCCAAGATAGTGAGCAAGCGGTGCGGAATCACTCCGGAGGAGGTGAAGGATACTTACTTCGACGGTAAGGACCATTGGATTACCGCCGAGGAGGCCAAGAAGGCCGGGCTGGTGGACGAGATTTACGACGTGGACGAGGACGTCCCCGCGGAAAGCACGTTCACCGACATCTATCGCATATTTATTAACCGACTGGAGCGCAAGCGCCTTCAGTCACAACCCAATAATGATATGAAGTTAGAAGATTTAAAGAAAATCCCTCGCTTCGCCAACTGCGCCGACGAACAGGCTGCGCTGGCGGAAGTTCAGGAGGCGGCAGCGCGCGCTGAGAGAGCCGACACACTCGAAGCGGACAACGAGGCGCTGAGAAAGCGTGTCGAGCAGGTTGAGAACGAGCGTATCGAGGAAGCGGTGGAGAGCGCCGTGGCCGACGGACGCATCAACGCCACGCAGAAGGACACTTACAAGAACCTTCTGAAGGCGGACTACAAGAATGGCATGGACGCTATCAAGGCTTTGCGTCCGAAGCGTTTGGTGAAGGATGAACTGGGTGGCGGAAAGCCCGGTGAGGAAGAGTCCGCCTGGCTGCGACGCCAGCACGAGATTCAGACTCACTACAAGAACAGAAAGGGCTGAGCCATGAGACCGCTCCCTCCGAGAGGTGTGCGCATCGGCAGTTCGGTGGCCACCGGCAAGAATACTGGAGCCCAGATCAGAGGGCGTCAAACCGTGAAAATGTGAAATATCAAACTCTAAAACATATATTTGGCAATGGCTTTAATAGTAAACAACTCCAACTACAGCGGTGAGGTACTCGAGCAGCTCCTTACCGTGGCAGCTACCGGCAACGAAATCGTGTCCAAGGGACTGATTACCGTCATTCCGGGCATCAACAAGGCAGTGTCCATCCCTCGTATCAAGACGAGCAAGATGCTGCGCAAGCGTGAAAAGAACCCCCTGGTGACCGACAGCAAAGGAAACTACGACTACAGTGAGAAGAAGCTGGAGCCGCACGACATGATGGCGTTCACCGTGTTCGACCCGTCCGCCTTCGAGAGCATCTGGCGTCAGTACCAGCCGAAGGGTCAGATGGTATTCAGAGAACTCCCGATTGCGGTCCAGAACACGTTGCTCGACGCACTCTCCAAGCAGGTGACCTTCGAACTGGGCGACCTCTACGTGAACGGTGTGTACGGCGAAGGCGAGGGCGAACTGATGAACGGTATCCTTACCCAGGCGGCTAAGGACGACGACGTCATCAAGGTGACGACTATCGAGACCACCATGCTGGGCAAACTGAAGGCTGTCCGCAAGTCCATCCCTACCGCATTGCGTGGCAACCCTGCCCTGCGTATCATCATGTCGGTGAACGACTTCGACAAGTATGATGACGAACTGACCGAACGCGAAAGCAAGAACACATCCGAAACGGACGTGAACGCTATGCGCTACAAGGGTATCCCTATCGAGACCATCGCTTCATGGCCTGACGGTGTGATTGTGGCTACGTTCTGCTCTCCCAATCCTTCTTCGTCCAACATGTTCGCAGCGGTGAACCTGAGCGACGACGAGGACGTGATTCAGATCGACAAGTTGAGCCCGGCTTCGGAACTCTACTTCTTCAAGATGCTGATGAAGGCCGACACGAACATCGCTTTCGGCGAGGAATTCGTGATGCTGGATAGCCGTACTTCCGATGCATCTGTAACGCAAGAAGGCGACGCTGACTGATGACTGCCTATAACTCTCGCGGACTAAGGAATTGCAACCCCGGTAACATCCGCCGGTCGAAAGACAAGTGGACGGGGTTGCGCCTCCGCCAGACTGACCCGCAGTTCTTTCAGTTCGAGAACATGGCCTATGGGTACAGGGCGATGATGGTTATCCTGCGGAACTACCAACGCAAGTACGGACTCCGCACGGTATCCGACATCATCCGCCGATGGGCACCTCCCTCCGAGAACAACACGAACGCCTATATCTGTGCGGTGTGCCGCGAACTTCAGATTCCCGTCACCTACGAACTGGAACTGGATTTGGAGAACAAGCGCACGCTGACAGCCTTGGCTGCCGCCATCTCGAAGCAGGAGAACGGGAAGCCGGCCGTCATGGCCGATGTGGAAGCGGGGTATGACTTGATGTAGCACCATAAAAGAAAGGAGAGCTTATGACCTGGGACTGGATACTTCAGGCGCTGGAGCTTTTGTTCGGGCCCGGGTTCGTAGCCGTCTTTTGGGTATGGATCAAGAATCGGGACAACAGGAAAGCCGCTTCGGCGAAAGAACGGGAAGACGTCTACAAGACCATGTATGACGCCTTACACGACACTTTAATTGAATTGCAAAATGAAAATATCAAACTTCACAAGGCAGTGCTGGAACTCAACCGCACAATCCAAAAAGCTACGGCTTGCCCTCATTTTGCTGTTTGCCCTCTGCGCAGTGAGTTGCAGAACAGTCCGGGAGTCGTCGACCTCGGCAGCGCAGCAGACAAGCCAAGGCGACAGCCTAAGCGCAAGAAGGCTGTTGCTATGGTCCGAGGGGATCCCTCAGAGCAAAGTGACGCTGACTATTCCGAACGATAGCCTGTCGCGCCTGCCCAAGGGGGCTTGCTTCCAAGGGCAGGAAGGCCGGGCCAAGGTAAAGGTAAGCCGGAACGACGACAACGATATCGTGGTGGAATCGACGTGCGACAGCCTCGAGCGGCGTTGCGTCTACTTGGAGGACGAGCTGGTGAGGATTCGCAATGCGCTGCAACGCCAGGAGGACCAATCGTCCTCCGCGACGGCGGCGCCTACACCCTGGCAACAGTTCTGGATTCACGTAGGACAGGTGCTGGCCGGTGCCGTACTCGCACTCCTTGTTATATTTCTATTAAAACGACATTTTAAAAGTATTTGAATATGCGTAATAACATTACCTTCCGATGTATGCTCGTCATCATGACGCTCATGCTTGGCTCGGTTTGGAACGCCTCGGCGGCCGAGCGGCCAGTGGTGGCCAACCCACTTGAGGACTTGATAACTGATTTTGGCTGTCAGCCTTCAATGGACCAGGCAACCGTATCTCCCTCCATCCCGTTTGTCGCTCTGGCTGAAAACCTCGACCAGGTGTGCGCACAGGGTCTCTTCACAATGAAGAGAAAGATTGATCCGCCACACAGCGTCCGGATGATGAATGTAAGAACCCAGAGTCGCAAACCATTCATTCTGACGGCGGGCAAGCGAAGATGCCGACCGACCGGCTACAGATACCGACCACGACTTTGCTGCGATTAGAATGATTTTATAACAACATTAAAATAGAATTTGAATATGAATAGTGTACTCGATGGAACCAACCTTATCCTCTCAGTGGGAGAGAATGCGTTGGGATTTAGCACCGGTTGTAAGGTGAGCACCACAACCGAAACGGGCGAGCGCGTCACCAAAGAGGCGGCTTCCGGCAAGTGGAAGGATAAGTACGTGAAGTCATTCTCGGAAACCATCTCGGCCGACGGCTGCGTACTCACCGACGGTACGAGCGAAACGCCCACTTACGACCAGTTGAAGGAAATGCAGTTGAAGGGCGAACCTATCACCGCCACTTACTCGCTCCGCGACGGCGACAAGCGTACGGGCAAAACTACCGGCGGTTACAAAGGCTCCTACATCATCACTTCGCTCGAGTTGGACGCTCAGGCAGGCGACGATGCCAAGTACAGCATCCAGCTGGAGAACACCGGCAAGGTGGAGAAAGTGGGTAATGGCCTGACGGATACCACTGAAGGCGATTAATGTAGAACCGTCTAAAACGATTTGAATTATGGCTAAAGGAACAATTACTGTTCAAGGAAAGCAATATCCTTGCTACCTGACCAACGGCGCCATGCTGCGCTACAAGAGACACACCGGAGAGGACGTGAGCAAGATGTCGACAAGCGACACCGCCAATATGATTGAATTCATGTACCACTGCACGGCCAGTGCTTGCCGTGCGGAGAACGTGGACTTCGACATGGACCTCGACACCTTTGCGGACTATACCACGCCGGCAGACCTTCAGGCCTTTGCTGAATCACTTCAGAATGATTCAAAAAAAAAGTAGAGGAGGAAGAGGATAAGATAGAAAGTGATATTGAAACGCTGTTAGGAATCGCGATGGGGTGTATGGGGATGAGTATGGATGACTTTTGCCGATGCACCCCATCCGAATTCTATGAGGCGTGGAAATGTCATCAACAGCAGGAGGTAAGAAAGGAACGCAGCGCATGGGAACGCTATCGCTGGCTGGCTACCTGCATGGTGCAACCTTATTCCAAGAAGGCGCTCGGCGTAAAGGACATCGCCGTGTTCCCGTGGGAAAAAGAAGAGCCGACAAGGCAGGACGCCAAGCCGGCTATGAGCATGGAGGAAATCAAGAAAAGGTACAAGAGCGCTTTGAAGGAGTACGGATTCAAATAGACCACTTGTATTTCCCTTCTTGTTTCACTCTCCCGGACGATGGTGTTCTATATAACCAATGATAGCCCAGGCAAAGACTATCCAAAAGATTATGACACCATAGCAAAATGCCTTTAAGGCAAGTGGATGATGTAAAAAGAACTCTGTCATACGCTATTCATTTTGGGCAAAGTTAGTGATTTAAATCAAAAAAGCAATGGATAATTCAGTAAAATTTAAAATAGAACTTGAAACCAACGGGGAGAAGGTACTATCAAATCTCCAGGTTGACATGAATGACTTCAAGGAGTCTATTCGTCTTGCTACTGCTGAGACCAAAAATCTTAGTGGTAACTTTGCAAAACTGGCTGAGATGTCCGTTGTCCTCACCTCTGCAGTATCGATCATAAATAGCATGAATCAGGCCGTTGGGTCTGTTGCCGACAGTTTTGACCGCTTCGATACTTCGATGCGTGCCGTGAATACGATGGCCGGAAAGGACCAGGCAGGATTTAAAGCACTGACCAACCAGGTAGAAGAACTCTCTAAGCATATTCCGTTAGCTAAAGACGCATTGGCCAATGGCCTGTATCAAGTTATCTCCAACGGAGTGCCGGAGAACAACTGGATAGAGTTCCTGGAGCAGAGCGCGCGCGCCTCGGTGGGCGGTATCGCCGACTTGGGCGAAACGGTCACGGTCACTTCCACCATCATCAAGAACTACGGACTGGAATGGAGTGCCGCCGGAGATATCCAGGATAAGATTCAGATGACCGCCAAGAACGGTGTGACTTCCTTCGAACAACTGGCGCAGGCATTGCCTCGCGTCACAGGATCAGCCGCCACGCTCGGCGTGACAATCGACGAATTGTTTGCGTCCTTTGCCACACTGACCGGCGTAACGGGTAATACTGCGGAAGTCTCCACTCAGTTGGCGGCCATCTTCACCGCTCTCGTAAAGCCGAGCAGCGAAGCCACCACCATGGCCCAGCAGATGGGCATCCAGTTCGACGCAGCAGCCATCAAAGCGGCGGGAGGTATGCGTAACTTCCTCCAGCAACTGGATAAAGATATCAAGAGCTATGCATCCGCCCACGGACAGTTGGACCAGGAAATATATGGCAAACTGTTCGGATCCGCCGAATCGCTGCGTGC